TTATTTGGACAAATTATCTTTGCCATAATATCCACATCCTTTCAGCTGAAAAGAGGATTAATCAACAAGTATGTCAATCAATCCCCCAACAATTACTGTACTTTGATTTTTCTGAATGCACCTGCTGCTTTTGTTGCTTTAAGAACAACAGCTGCAACCATTTCAACTTCACCCTTCTTTACTGCACCTGCTGTTTTGAAGTCAGGTAACCAAGATTGAACTGGTGAAACACCTGCCATAGAAACACCATGGAATCCATCAAGACCAAGTCTTGCAGCAAATAACGAAGTTTCACCAGTCACACCATCTATTCCAACAACTGGGTTGTTTGAACCTGCCTTTGCACCAAAATCAACAAATGGTGTTTTTCCATAGGATTCAACCTGTTGTCCAAATGTATTTGTTGTCACCTGATACATACCTGCACGTCTAGCACATGCTCTGATCTTTGCAATCAATTTTGTATTACCACCAATGAAGGATGCTTCCCCATCTAATCCTGACAAGAATTCATCAAGTGCATCAAGGAAATACATATAATTGGTTGTTACATTTGCAGAAGTGGAAAGATCAATTGCTGCACCACCTGCATTGTATTCTGTAGAAGAACCAGTGATTGCTTTGTTAAGACCATCAAATGCATTCGCATCAACAGCTGAATCACCATTGATTACTGTATCATTGAATAATGCGGATGCAGCTTTGATTTTCTGTGACATTTGGAAATCAACTTCCGAGACGATACCACCCATATTTGCAATAACACGATCAATGTCAAATGCTCCACCGAACACTTTCAAATCTGCTGTGTATCTTTGCTTTGTTGCTTCTTGTGAAGCATATTCACTGTTTACTGCTCTGAATGCAGCTGTTGGTTGTGTTACAACTCTTGTGTAACCATAAGTCAATGTTGCACCGCCACCAGTTGGGGATACTACATCATCGAATGTCAAGTTATTGAAAAGGAAATTGCTTTTTGCAAATTCATCAATAACCATTGCTTGTACATCATCTTGTACATTAACTTTTGCTTGTGCTAAAGTAACTGCCATAATTTATTACCACCTTTCAATTTGTTTTGTTATTGTCCATTTGTTTCATAATGCAATTTTAATGCATCTGCAAGGGAAGCTGCCTTTGCTTCTCCTGGAACACCATCTTTCTTTTCACCAGGAATTAAACCTTTGAAACCAGGCTTGCTTTCTTGCTTTACATCAAATAAGAACTTGGAATCTTCTGCTTCCGTTAGTTTCTTGATTTGTTCATCCAATCCTTTGATTGTTCCATCTTCATTGAATTCAATCTTTTCAGGATCAAGTTCAAGTAATGCCTTGACTGCCTTTGGATTCTTTGCTTTTGCAATAGTCAGTGCAGCAGTGATTGCATTATCTGCTTTTAATTGATTAATTTCAGCAGCATGTATTGCATCCTTAGTGGCATTGTCTGCTTGAAGGGTTGCAATTGTTGTCTTCAACGTTTCCACATCACCAGTTGAATTCCTCAATGTTTCAAGTTGTCCTGTCAAAGTTGCCTTATCAGTTTCAAGATTCTTCTTTTCAATGTTTACTTCATCGAATCTAACTTTTGGAATGTATGTTTTCAGTTCGTCTGCTGATGCAGCTGCACATTTCGTTGCAGTTTCTTCATCAAGTCCTAATTTAATAAAATCTTCTTTCTTCATGGTTTTGTACCATCCTTTCAAATTCATTTATTACCTGGTTCAGTCCAGTACTATTTGTCTTGCATATATTTAACGTCACCAATACCAAATGACGATATATAAAAATCCAGTTACCCTGAAAGGAACTTACTTGCAATCACCCCTATTGCGTTTTGTTCATAGATTTTTCGGGAAAACTGGACTTTTTAATGCAATAAAAAAGCACCTTAACTTATTTGTAAGGTGCTTTCTACGTTAATGATATTTCATTGTTTTCATAATGTTCCAATATGATTGTTTCACCAAGTTCATTCAGTCTTTGGGAGATAGTTTCATTCTGATCTATATCTGTAACATCAGAATATTTATCAAACAAATCAAAAACAGCATCTTGGTTTTTTAAATTTTTGAACCATGTATCAGGAATATAAACCATTATTTCACCCCTTCCTTTATCATTGCATTTATCAGCATATTAGTGAATATGTATTTCTCATTACCTTGTAACTTTGAAATTGAAGTTCCTGATTCCACCTTTTTCATTGAGGATTCAAATTCTTGCATCATCTGTTCCTTATAAGTTATATTTCCTGGTGCATTTTCAAGCATTTTATTCATTAATGAATCAGCATTGGCTTTTATATGCTCATAATATTGACTATAATAGTTTGCTTCATCGAATGAAACAGAAAAAACATCATCATAGAAACTTGCCCACTTTCCACTATTACCTGAAAGTCTATCTGCCCATGCTATTTCGCCAAAGTCTGTCAATGTTTTGCATTCTGAATATTTTGGCAATTGCTTCAACCTTGGTAAAGTGGAAACAAGTTTTTCAGGATATGAAGGTGAAAGGTCTTCAATACCATAAAGTTTTGAAGCATAATGAGAAGCAGCTTCCGCAAAAGTTTCTTCTATCTCAATCCACTTAGGATTGATTTTTCCATTTATGACCGCATCCCATTTTTGACCTTGTAAAGATAAATGATAGGATTCATGGAAAGCTGTTTTTATTTGATAGTTCACATTCCTGTCATCACCTTTTTGCAGCATATATTGTATGTAGTTGCAAGTACCATCATCTTTGGCTGCATAAAAACTACAAGCACCCCTGTCACGCATAGACTGAATATTTATAGAAATATTTGTTCTATCGATTCCAAGATTATCGATTAAATTTTCTGCAAATACTTTTCTATCAGAATTTGAACTTATACTATTCAATTTAGGAAGTTGACCAACGATACTTTCTATCTTCATCATATCATCATGGTGTACAATGTCAAGTGAATCTTTTGAACCACCATCAACAAAGGTTTTCTTCCATTCAGGATATTTCATTGTATCCTGAACATAATACGTTTTACCATCTGTACCCCTTGCTGCTCTTTCAGTGAAGTTATCATCAAACCGAGGAACTGTTGTTGACCTACACCACACATGAAATGGATTTGCTGTAACTCCTGGTTGATAGTCCTTCATTTCAAATACATGCCCATCTAATCCCTGACATATTTCACTAGTATGTGAATCCAGTGTTGCAACCACTTCAAATTTCTCAACATCCAATTCATTGAAACAATCCCCTTGGGATGCACTTGAAAAGAATGCAGATTCTGTCATGATCAACTTTCCTGCATTGTTCTTTGAAGTATTGAACTTTCTTGAAATTTCTCTGATTGCATTATCAGGTGATTTTCCAGTCATGATGGTTTGTGTCAAATGTGTATGAAGTTCATTCACTAATTTGGACTTATTGCTCCAAATCCTATCACTGAAATTCTTTCCATCAGCTGCCCATGGTTTTGATATGACCTTTTCAAGTTGATTGTTGTCAATGGAAGCAATATCCCATCCAATGTTGAAACCCTTCTGAATCTCATATGCAGTATGATAATAACCTTCTGTATAGATATTCCTTGCAAGTTTATCAACACCATCAAGCTGATTCCCATATAATTCTTCAACAGCTTGCTGTGTTTGAATCTTTAATGATTCCAGTCTTGATATATGGTATTTTGTAGAAGCATTTTCAAGTTGCTTCATCCATTCACCATTCAATGCGTTTTCCTGACCATATTTGATGTAATCTTTAACATCCCATTTGAATTCTTTCAATTCCTTTGCAGTCAGCATCTTTCTTGCTTCTGCCATTGTGATGTTGTTATTATCAGCAAACCTTTGATACCACACACGAATCTTTGCTTCAATGGTTCTTTGTGCTTTTACATATTGTTCTTCAACATCAGCATATAAGGATTGACCCTTTTTATTGGTCGCATCTTCTAGTGCTTCAAATCGTTTCTTCCAATATTGTTCATTTTGTTTTGCCATCTATCACACCTACTAACCAATCAAGAAACTGATATAAATGAAATTTAGTTGCAATAGTATTGAGTAATTCATCCCATGCTTCTTTTAATCTATCAAGTTCATCCATCTGCAACACCACCTTGACCATTCAGGTTTTGATTCTGATTGTTTGGTGGAAAAGCATTTGCATATTCATCCATTGCTTTTTGCTCTTGTTCAGCTTTTCTTTCTAGTTCCTTTTGCGGATCATCAACCCAAGGGTGATTTGATACAACACTTTCATCTGAAAGAATACCAACTGATTTTGAACAGTTTTCAATGACTTCTGTTTCATTAATCAGGATGTCACGATTGAATATGACTTCAACTTCTTCATTCTCAAAATCACCAAGACTTGCATTGAATAGATGCATATTCACAAACCAAAGAAGTTCTTCAAAAGATGCCTGGTATTCAGTTTCCATTCCATTTGCATCAAGATCAATGTCACTATACATGCTTTGAATGTTCATCTGATTTGGATTTCCTGACATCCTATCATCCTTTGCATCATAACCCCTTGCATTCTCAATAAGTGCCTTCTTGAACAGTTCAAGGATTGCTTTGTAATTATCCGCATTGACTTCAACTGTAAGAGTGCTAACACCACCCTTTTGCCCATCAACCGTTCTAACTTTGACAGCACCATAAGTTGCAAGGTTTTGTCTGAATTCACCAAGATTTGTTCCATCTAAGTTTTCAATAACAAGAATTGTATTTCTTCCATCTTCCTGCATGTTATTCTCAAAATCTGAAAGAATGGTGTTGATTCCATCCTGCAATGACTTCACCCTGCTGATCAGTGGTATTTCTTTGTTGTTATATTTGAGTGGAATCAAAGGAATCTTACCCCAGTTGTATTCCTGACCTTCAATCATGACATAATTACTGGAAGGATTTTCAGTATCAGGAATCAACGACCCATTTTGAAGAACATATCTGCCAATTCCAGTGATTCTGTATACTTCAACCTTTTCAATGATCTTCTCAACTGCTCCTTCATACACTTCCACTTCATAAACTCTTACTGCAAAATCAAGGATAGTGTGTTCTGCATCCTTCCAAAACGGAAGAATCTCAAAGGGTTGAAATCTCTTGAATGCAAATTGTCCTAGTTCATCATAGTAAGGATATAACCAGGCTATGCCACCATTCAGTGAATCTTCACCCAGGTTCTTCAATGTCCTTTTGAACCTTTTGTTGAATATCTTCTTCAATAGCTTTCCGTATTCTTTGTTTTCTGTCTTGAATACGATTGGTTTCCCAAGAAGATAGTTTGCTTTCTGATCAACCATCTTTGCATATTGATTATCAATGACCATATTATTTGGAATATTATCCACTTCTTGCAGCTTTCCATCCACACCAATGACTGTCCTTTTTCTATGAAGGATGTCATGTTCATTGTTGTAATATCGTTCACCTGCAATCATTGCCTTTCGCTTAGGTGACTTCTTCCAACTCTTGATTTCAGCTTCAATGAATGCTTTATCACTCAATGCAGTCTTTGCCCCATCATTTATAATTTGATTGATTCTGTCTGTTTCTGATATAAGAAAATTAAACACTTTATTTTCACCCCCTTTTGTTAATCAAAACTGAATGCACTTCCCTGACCAATCTTTTCTGCAATTCCTGTCGTACAGTCAGGTGCATCATCATGTGCATTCTTACCTTCTTTTTGATATTTTGACATTGCTTCATAATATTCAGGAAACCTGTCCATCCAGTTCACTGGGAAATAAATGTGATTCATAACCCATGTACTATTGGACAATATTCTTGACTGCTTATTCTTGGACTGGAAGAAAGAATTGATAATACACTTATTTGACTTGTACTTCTCTTTCAATTCCCTTTCAACATTCCTTGAAAATCCCCTACCACCATTATTGCTTTCTATGTCAGTATCATTGACATTACCTTCATAAAGCATCTTTGCAGTTGCAGGTTCAGTAACTTCCATACCATCTTTTGTGTAAAGCACATCAAGAACATATGCTTCACCGTTATATACACCATAATTAATGCTGCACAAGTAATCATTACCAGTGTCAGCAGTATCAGTGTAATTTTTAATTGCTGTGAATAATAGATTCCCATGTTCATCCATTGGTAACTTCTTATAAGTCTTGAATGATGTGTATAATCTGCCTTTTATATCAATAGGTTCTTGCTGATAGTTTGCTGATGCAATATCAAGACCCATTGCTTTTGTTTTTGCTTCATATGACTTTCTTGACAATATTGCAGGACATAACATTGTACCATCATCCTGCAATGCTTTATAACAAACTGTTTTGATTCTTGCACCATTCTTGGTGTAATGCTCTATTGCCCTACCTGCAAGATCAAGTGAATGACACC